ATGGATTTTAGTGAAATGAAATGTTTGTTTCTTGAGCAAAACAAATATAAAGCCTATAAATCAGAATTAGAGAATTTTGAGGCTTATCTAATTACAAAAAATCATGGAGATATCAGTCAAGTATATTTGCAGGGAATTCGAACTGAAGATATCATTGATAGTTTGCAAAAAATTATTGAAAATGGACAATATTCATCCAAATCTATCGCGTTAAAGTATATGACTGTAATTGCGCAGTTTTTTCGATACGCTACTATACAAAATTGGTTTCAAAATAGTAATTTTTTGCTTGAAGTAAATGCATCAGATGAAGACGATAAACATTCATATTATAAACGGGTTTCTACCTACATAGAAAAAAATCGTATGCTTGAGCCACCATTACGCAAGGAGCCAATAGGCCAAGAAGAGGCATCTAGAATTTTAGAATATATCAATAGCTATATATCTGAAGAAAACTACAACAATATTTCTCTAGATAAATGTGCTGCACTACTTGCAATAAAATTGACTTTATTTACAGGTGTAAAATATAAAGTTCTTTGCAGTTTAAATACTACGGATGTAGATCTTGAGACTAACCAGCTTATGATCAATGGCTTTTTAGTTCGTATGCCGATACAATTTACTAAGCAGATGCAAATATATCTTCGTTTGCGCTCAAACTATACTTGTAATTCGCTCTTTATTCAAGCAGATGGTAGACAATGGACAATAACTGCAACATCTAAGATCACTGATGTGTTGAAGCTCATATTGTGTCGCACAGATACTACCGGAATTACGAAATACGGTATACAGCAATTACTTTTGGTAGGAACAAGTATACCAATTATTGAAGAGCTTACTGGTGCTAGAAAAGATGTTATCCGTAGATGTAGTACAGAAACATTATCGATAGCTGAGCAACGTAGTCTTTACCTCAATCGTCACATTTCTCAGACCGATATTTATTATCGCTGTTAGATCAAAAGTATCAAGAGGTGTTAATATGTCATCACAATTAGCAGTTTCAACAAGTAGCATTCAGTTTGAAGAAGACTATATTTATAGAAGTAATCATTCAATTACATCAACTCCTGATATTGCCTTAACAGAATTCGTGGCTAATGCTTGGGATGCTGGAGCATTTCATGTTAACATCACCATTCCAGAAGCCGAGAATGAGCAACTTATAATTGAAGACGATGGAACTGGGATGACAAATGAGGAATTTTGCCAACGGTGGATGACTTTAAATTATAATCGGCAAAAAAGACAAGGCAAAGAGGTCATTTTCCCGGATTCAAAGGGTGAATATAAGCGTATAGCCTATGGAAGAAATGGTATAGGCAGGCATGGGATGCTATGCTTTAATAATATGTATCGTGTGGAAACTTGGAAGGATGGAATATTAAACATATATGATATTTCAATAGCCTCCGGTAACGCACCGTTTAAGATTGCATTTCATAAGTCAGGGGAAAAGGAAGGCCACGGTACAAAAATAAGCACGTATATCCATAAAAATTATCCCGATCCAGAAGCTATGACAGAAATCATTTCAGCAAGATTTCTATATGATCCAAAGTTCGTGGTAAAAATCAACGGTAGAGTAATTGATTTGTTGGAGCAAAAAAATATATATTCCACAAAAGACGTGCAAATTAATAGTATTAACTTGCATATGACAATCATCGACTCAACCAAAACAGCATTAAACTCTCAACAGCACGGTATTGCTTTTTGGGTTTTGGGACGATTAGTGGGAAAGCCCTCTTGGAATATTGGCGGTTACCAGTTTCTTGATGGCAGATTAAGAGCTGCGAAACGATATACGATTATAGTCCAAACCGATGACCTTGCTGATGACATTCTGCCTGACTGGACTGGATTCATTGATTCAGCAAATATGAAGTCTTTTCTGGGTGAGTTTAAGAATCATGTAGATGATTTTATAAAAAATATTATGGCTGATCAAATTTATGATCTACAGCAAGATGTAATCCAGGAAACTTACGATGAACTTGAGACCTTATCGTGCTCAGGTCAAAGAAATGTTTCAAAATTCATAGAAAATGTAACTACTCAAAATCCTGTGGTTAGCCCGGATTTTTTGAAGACAGCTGTAAAAGCAATAATTTCGGTAGAGAAAGCAAAAAAGGGAGAGCAATTGCTCAATCAACTCAGTCAGATGTCAGCACAAGATTTGGATAAATTGTCTGACTTGCTTGATACTTGGGATGTGGATGATATAGCAACTGTATTAAACGAGATAGACAAGCGAATTGTTGTCATTGAAGCGATTAGCCGCATTTGTGACGATAAAAATACAGATGAGTTACATACTTTACATCCTTTAGTGCTCAATGCACGCTGGCTTTTTGGGGCAGAGTTCGATTCACCAATGTTTGTGTCAAATCAAACGTTAAATAGTGTGGTCAAACAACTTTTTAAAGAGGAGGATTATGATTTAAGTGCTATTACTAATCCTAAAAAGAGGCCAGACATTGTTTGCTTAAAAACACATAGCTTTAAGGCTGTATGTACCGAACGAATAGAAGATGATGAATCAGAAATTATGAAACCCGACCAGATTTTGATCATTGAACTTAAAAGAGGCGGCTTTGAAATTACACCTGAAGAAGTTGCTCAAGCGGAAAACTATGTAAGGCAAATTAGAAAGTCTGCGGTATTACATAGTTCTGCTACTATTCGAGCTTTTGTTGTCGGTGCTTCCATTGGCGATGTTGATAATAAAAAAGAGACAACAAGCGGGCGAATTGACGTTGTCACGTATGGTCACTTAGTTCAGACTGCAAAAATTAAATTATTCAGACTACAAGAACAGCTTACTGAGCACTACAAAGCAATGGATGATGCTAGCATTGTTGAGAAGGCATTAATGCAGTCTAAACAAATTGAAATGTGTTTATAGATCGCAAATAGAACCTAGTATTCATCTCAATTCCGATTACCGGAGGGTTAATCCAGAGGCCCATTCCGGTTTGATCTATCAGTGTGTACCAAGCCGAATAACGAATATTAATATCTCCCCCGTGGTTTAGGCCACGAGGGAGATTTATTATGGTCTTACAGTCTATTCTTAACATGTAAACTACTCACAGATTATCCGAACATGATCTTCTGAATATCCTCCGCCGTGGTTGTCCCGCCGCTCGGCAGTGCCGCCGTCCCGCTCGATCCAAACTGATCCGGCGATGTTTTCCCTCCCGTCGGAGCAGCCGCAGCACCAAACAAATCCGTCAGCAGCGAATTTCCGCTCGCAGCCTTCGCGGCCTGCTTGTCCGCCGCGGCCTCGGCCTTGATGTTCGCGCCGATTGTTCTGTCATACGGATTATTCTTGCCTCCGGTCCGCAGCTGCCAGAGCACGGCCCGCTCGCTGTTGCTGAGGTCCATGTTGTCGAGTGCGGCCTCTACCTCGGCCTGTTTGTAGCTCCCGTTCCCGTCGGCGTCAAAGCGCGGCAGCGTCTCCTGAAACTGCGTGTAGGTGTCGACGTTGATGCCGTACCCGCTCGCCTGGTTCATCTTCTTGACGGTCGTTTTGTCCAGCGCAGCATTTACGGCCTGCAATTTTCCGGCATCGTCGAGTGAGCTGTCCGCGATGACGCGGAGTTTCTGGGCGAAGGTGACCTCGTTGTCCCCTGCCGCCGGCTGCAGGTCTGCGAGTCCGGTCAAAATCTCGGCCGCGCTGGTGCCCGCGATGCCCGCAGACTTCATGTTTGTGTACTTCTCTGCATAGTCTCGCGAGCCTTCAAAATATTCAGCATACTTCAGATAATCATTCATGCTCATGCCGTCGCTGAGACAGGTTTTCACGATCTCCGGGTTCTTATCGGAGATCAGCTTTTCGTAGACGATTGCTTTTTGCGCGTCGCTGAGATCCGCATCGATGAGCGCCGCGCGCTTGTCCTCGGCCTTCGATGCCTGGGAGAGCTTTCCGAGTGTACCGGCAAGGTCCTTGCTCTCCGCTCCGTCTTTGTCGAGTTCTTCGATCACCGCCTTTTCCTTGTCGTTGGCGAGCATCCCATAATAGACAATATTTTTCTGCACATTACCGAGCTTTGAGCCTTGCAGCAGCGCGATCTGCGCGTCTTTTTTTGAGTCGTCGCCTTCTGCCGTCGCCGCGCCGATCTCTTTGACAAAATCATAAGATTTCCGCTCGCTCTCTCCGCTGTCCTTGAGCTGCTTGTAGACCTCTGTCTGCTCCGCCCCCATCGACTTAAATCCGCTCTTGATCCACGCCTGCCCCGTCGGCAGTGCGGTCGGCCCGAAGAGCCCGGCCTGCACGCCGTTGAGTATGGTCTTCCCGGTCGAGTCGTTGAATACCGGATACTGCAGCATGTCTCGTCCCTGGCTGTCCACACCGTACCGTCCGCCCTGGGCGACGGCCTTGATGCCCTGGATCGCCTTTTTGAGCTGTCCGCCGCCGAAGGGCGGCAGCACATAGGCGGCCGGCTTCTCGAGTTCCTTCAAGAGCGTGTCTTTGTTCTTCCTCGCGTTTCCTTCCCCGGAGGCGAGTCCCGCCGCGGCATTCCACACGTTTCCGGCATTCGGCAGCGCCGAGCTGATCGGCAGCCGTCCGCCGCCCAGCAGGCCGCCGACGAACGGGAGGTTCTCCGCGACATTTCCGGCAAGCGCGGTTCCGGCCTTGGCGACGGTTTTCTTTTCCGTGTCGGCAAAAGCATATTTCCCGCCCATCATCATCTCCGCGAGCGCGTCCACGGTGTTCGGCAGCTTCTTCCCGGTGAGATCTCCGACCGTGTCGTTGAGCATCCCCACCGGGTCGAGCGCCGGCCGCCGTCCGACGAAGTGCTCATAGATCTCGTTATAGAGCCACGAGCCGATCAGAAACTTCATCAACGCCGCCGCCAGCATCTTTTTCCCCTTGTCCTGGTATTCGCGCGGCAGGTCCTTGAACATCCACGAAAGCTGGTTGTTTACCTCGAGCTGAAACTGCGTAAAGAGCTTTGCGCCCGGGTTTGTAGCCGCGAAGATTGTCGGCTGAGATCCGCGCGAGCGGTCCGCCATAATTCCGGCCGCCCAGGCGTCGGCCTCGTGCATGGCCGCGTCCTCGTTCATTCCCTGTGCCACGTTGTGCTTGTAGCGTGCGCGGACAATGCTGTCTGCCGTAAACTGGTCGATGTACTCCATTGGCGCTGACATTGCCTCCGAGGCCTTCTCGCTCCATGTCTTCACCAGCGGATCGCTCCCGCGCCTGTTCGTGAGGAAGCTGGAAACGGACGAAAATCCGTCGTCCGCTTTATAGGCCTTGAGCGTGTCCCACATTCCCCCGAACAGTTCCTTCTGAGAGACGCCTGTCGACGCCTGCGTCAGCGGAATGAAGTTTGTGAGCCAGCTTCCCGGGTTCATGGATACCATATTTCCGGCGACACGGTTTTCAAAGGATTTGACGAGGTTGTAGCTCTTGCGCCCGATCAGCGCCTCCATGTTGCGGTCGTACTTCGAGCGTTTCCCGGCGAGCAGGTTGGTGTATTCATCAAGATCTCCGATAAAGTTTCCGAGTGAGGTCCGCCCTTTGTCGTAGACATCGCGGATCTTGTCCTCCCGCTCCTCCATCGTCAGTGCCGGATCATCCCGCAGAGCGTCGATCTGTTCCTTGATGCCCTCGTCTGATGAGCGATACCGGATTTGATCTGCGAGCGCGCGCAGCCCCTGCAGATCATTCGTGTGGCAGATGACGCCGGCCGCGCTCTCAAGGTATTTGTCGAAGCCCTCGACCGCGTCGTAGTCCGTCGAGAAGCCCTCTCTGGCCTTTGCCGCTGCCTGCCACTGGATGCCGGGTTTAAAGGTGTGTGTGATGCCGTTGATCGACGTCGGCAGATCGCTGACGTCCGCCTTTATGCCGATTGCCTTGCCGATCTGCGAGAGCAGCTCGTCCGGGTGTCCGCCCTGGAAATGTGGAAAATATCCTTTGCGGTAATCGACCGGCTCGTAGCCGTTCTTGATGCGGGCGTCGTTCATTTTTTCAAACAGCTCGTTGTAGATGCTCCGAAACTCCCCGACGGCTCTGTCGATTTTCCTGTAGTCGAGGTTCGGATTTTTCTTTTTGAAGTCTGTAACGATATCCTGCCACTCCTGCAGGGTGTGTCCGTTGCGCCAGTCCTCGTGGTGGCCCTTCTGCTTGAGCTGTGCCTGCAGCGTGTCGATATTGTCCTGGGCCTCGCCGAGCAGCTGCACGGCTGCCGCCTCGCTCGTCTCGTTCCCCTTTTCGACCTTCTGCGAGAGATCCAGTGCGCGGACGCGTTCCCGCATACTGTTTTTCAGCCGCGTCGCCTCGGCCTCGTTGTCGTGTACCGGCTTAATGTAGCGGGCGATGATGCCTTCGGCGTCACCCGCCGGTGCGATGTCCCGGATGTTCCGCTCCATCGTTTCGCGGGCGTACTGGATGCCCGAGGCCTTGTCCTTCCACTTTGTAATGTCCCCGAGATAGCTGTCTGCCTCGCTCCGCAGCGCGGCCTTGCGCTGCCGGTTGAACGCCTGGATCTGCTGGTTGTACTCTTCGTAGTTCTGGCGTGCCTCATAGATCGCGCGGATGCCTTTTGCGTTGAGTCCCTCCGGGATGTTCTCGATGTCGGCTTCGCGCCGGATCGCGCGGTCGACGAATTCGTTGTCGGCGTCGGTCATAAGGTTCCTGGCCTTGGCCCGCTCAAGCTCATGCGCGGCAGTTTTCTGCTCCTTCCAGAGCTGCCGCACATACTGGACGCTGTCATCGTCGAGCTCCATGCCCGCGAATTTCAGTGCCGCCTTCTTCGAGCTCTGCTCCTTCGCCCGCTGCTCATAGTATTTTCGGATCGCGGAGAGCTCCGGCAGATAGTCGTTCAGCGCGTTCTCGAAGTCCTGCCGTGCGCCCTCTTTGTAGGTCTCCGCCTGGTCTCCGTAGTAGCCGTCGAGGCTCTTTTCCGCCTTGACGATCTGCCCGGCGACCGTGGCCATCTGCTGCAGCTGATCTGAGGGCGCGGTGATCGCCTCCGGGAACAGGTCCGGCCGCTCTGAGGAGAGCTCCGTGTAGCGGATATTTACAGGCGTGCCGTCCTTCGTGATCTTGAGTCTTCCGAACTGCCGGCGCTTCCAGTCCCCGAAATCCGCGATGTCCTTCGCGTCGTAGTCGGAGATCGAAACGGCGCTGTTTTTGAGCTCGTCCTTGATATACTTGTTATCGTTGTAAAATGTCTCGTCGACCTTGACGCCGCGGTCCCACGCCTCGCCGAAGAGCGCGTCGACGGTCTTCTGCGATACCGTCCCGGTTCGCAGATATTCCTCGGTGATCGTCCGCGCGAGCGGCTTGAGTTCGTTCCGGCTGTCCTTGTAGGGCACGTCCAGCGTCTCGGCGATCGATTTCACCAGTCGGTTCTCCGCTCGTGCGGCGTAGCCTGCGGCCTTCGGCGGCAGGTCCTCGAATTTGTATTCGACAGTCGTCCCCGGCGCGATGCCGTGCGCCTCGTCGTAGCTGCTCCGGTATTCCTCATAGTCTTCCCTGCTCACGGCCCCGCGCAGGCTGTCGGGCGGCTCGCTCTGAAACAGGCTCCGTAGCTCCGCGTCCTCCGGCTGATACTTCCCGCTCACGGCCTGCAGCTCCGAAACGGGAATGTCGACCTTCGCCCGTGCGCCCTGATCCTTGTTCCAAAAGCTCACGGTCAGCAGTTGTCCGTCCTTCCGGTCGAATGACTGCCCGACGACGAGCCCGTAGTTCCCGCGCTCCTTGTCCTGCACCCAGGTCTTAAAGGGGAACACCTGCTTCCCGTCGAGCACCGGATATCCGGCCGCGCCCGCCTGCCGCTCCGTCTCCTCCCACGGCTGCACCGGCTCGTCCCGCTTCTCCGCGTCCTCGACAAGCCCGTTTATGTAGTCCTCGTCGGCTGCGACGACACTGTCCTTGAAATAGTCCCGCTGCTTCTCCGAGAGCTCGTTTCCTTCGCTGTCTGTTCCTGTGAGCGAGTGCTTTATGCCTGGCCAGTTCGCGTTTTTTCCGTTACCCTGCACAATTTCTTTAAACGGAACGCCCTCTATCTTGACAATACCGTTCTGATATGATACGCTTCCAAGAGAACCAAGAGCGGTTGTATCTGAGGGCAATTGGAGCCCAAGGCCCTGCAACCACCCATTGGTTCTTTTTATATCCGGATCTAAATAAACGACGTCGCCGGTCTCTATGAACTGTGCCGGCTTTTTATCCTTTACATAGGCACTGTTTATTAAGTTCATATCAAGAAGCACTCCGCCCTTATTGGTCGGCTGTAGTTCCAGAATTGCCGTGACCGGATTTCCGTCTTCGCTCCTTACGTCTCCGAAAATAACAATTCTGCTTGATACCGCTTTTGATTTCAATATTACAACCGGATTTTCAAGAATATTCGGCACCTGTTTTATGAGGTCCATTGTCATGGAACTGTGCTTTTTAAGAATTTTTGATATTTTGTCGCTGTGCCAAACGATATTTCTATCTTCAACTCCTATGCTTTTCAACGCCTCCGAAGTCGTGCCTACAGCGAAAGTTTTGTCCGAAACACCGTCCCATTCGTCTATGTTCTTTGTGTAGTCCTCGTCGAGCGAGTGTTTCACGTCTTCTCCTAAATTCTCCTTGACTTTGCGCGCTCTGCGGAGTAAATTGACGATGGAAGGTGTCTCGTCGCCGGGAACGCTGGCCTTTGGGTTAGTCCCGGTCCAGAACGACGGAACATCTTCTTTTTCTGCCAGCACCTCATGCAGATAAAAGCGATTTTCTCTTTCGTTCCTTTGCAGAACAACGCCCGCGTAATACGGTTCACCGGCAATCGTTATCGGAGCCGCTACAACCGCTGTGTCAAAATGTCTGTTTTCCCAGTTGTGCTGATAATCGATAACGCTCCCCTGCTCGATGACCGCAGGGACCGCCGCGAAGCTCGCGGCCTTTTTTCTGCCCAATCCGTGCGAAATATCGGCTTTTGCTCCGCGCCTGTCTATGGTGACATCGCCGAGCTGTGCATTGTGAACGTGTCCTCCGACCTCCTGAAAATATGCGTCCACCTGATCCGTCAGCCCTGTTTCGCTTTTCGCAAATTCTTCACCTGTGATCTCCGCGACTGGCTCCATGGCGGCGATGCGCTGCATTCCGTCTCTGATTTCCTCTTCGCTGAAGTCTGCGTTCCCTTCCTCATCGATTGAGAAGCGCGCCATTGCGGGCGCACCCGAAAACGCCTGTACCTCTCCGCCCGCGTCCACCGCGGCCCGCAGCTTCCCGGCGAGCACGGCGTAGCGCGCGGCCTCCGGCTGGGACACGGAGCTGTGCCCCCGCAGGCTGTTGACGGCGGCGAGCAGCTTCTCGGCGAGCTTTGGCCGGTCCGTGAGGCGCTTTGCGAGATCCCCGTCGACGAGGGACTTCCCGATAAAGTCGCAGGCGACCTCCTCGCGCATCCGCGCGTCCGAGGTCTGCGCGGCGATCTCATCCGCCGTCATGTTCTGATCGCGCATCCACTTTTCATAGACCGTCTTTTTTCGCGCGGCCTCCGCCGCGACGTCCGTCCCGCTCTCGGCGGCGACACGCAGGACGTCGTCGACGAAGGCCGCGTCGCTTTCGGCAGAGGCGTGCGCGATCTCGTGCCCGATCTTCGCGTTGATTGCCGAGGCCGTGTCGAGCTTTGAGGAGACGTAGACCGCGCCATTGTCCCAGCGCGCCTCCTCGCCCGCCGGCAGGTCTGTCACGACGACGCCCCGGACGTTGTACTGCTGCAGCTGTGCCGCGACCTTCCGCGCGTAGTCGTTGCGGACCTTCTGCAGCTCGTAGACGTTGATCTCCTTCGCCGTCGGCAGCACGGTCTGCCCGTCCACCGTCCGGGTGTAGGGGTTCATGTCTTTCCCGTAGAAATAACTCTGCGCCTCCGCACGCTGTGTCTCGGCGTTCGCGCGCCAGAGCCGGCCGAGCTGCTTTTCCGTCAGCTCCCCGTTGCGCTGCAGGAGATCCGCCGCATTGTCGGCGGCTTTTCTGGCCTTGGTGTCCGGCGCATACTCCTGTCCAGTCTCGATGAGGCTCTGCGCCGTCTCTTCGAGGTTGTCCCCGCTCCACGCCTTGAGGTTTCGGCCGATCTGCGTGTCGGCACTCTCCTGCTCCGGCAGCCCGGAGACCATCGCGCCGGCGCCCTCCATGACGCCCGAAAGCGCAGCCCCCCAGCCGAAGGCGCTCAAAAGCTCCTTCCCGCTCGCGGACTGCGCGTTTTTGTTGTAGGTGAGTCTCTGCGTCACCGGGTCGAGCGCCTCCTGCAGCGCGTTCTCCGCGCCTTCGCCGACCATGTTCGCGCCGATCTGCGCGAGTCCCGGCAGCTTCGCGATATAGGGATCGAGCGAGCCCTCGCCGAGCCCCGGAATGCCGCCGGCGATGCCCTCCGTTGCGGCGTTCATAAGGCCGTTCATTGCCCCGTATTTGAGTGCGTCCGCCGTACTTGCGCCTTCGTCTGTTGCCTTATTCATTGACTGCACGCCGCTCTGCAGTCCAATTCCGATCTTCGGCGCGATGTTAGCCGATACGCCAAAGGACTCGAAAGGTGCTCCCATAGCTCCAGCACCAATGACGCCACCAATCATTCCGGCCATCTCTCCGAGAAGCCCCTCGGCCTTTCCCGGGTGGACCGTGTCCTCTATTCCCTGGTTCATCGCTGCTGTGAGATTAGAATTTAGCCCTTCCTTGCTCATTTCTTTCAAATGCTGGTTTCCGGTTAAGTACCCGAGGCCCTTTTCTGTAAGGCCTATTCCTTTGTCTGCGGCTTCAATAACCGGAACAGCTAAATTGGCCGCAATTTTCGTCAGCGGATAGGTCACCCCCGCGATGTAGGGATTGCGGCTGTTCGTGAGCTGTCCGAGCTGGTAAAATGCCTTCTCCTGCTCCGTGTCGATGCCTCTGGCCTTCCATGTGCGCGCCTCGTTCTCGGCGGCGGTCGACTCCCCCGTCATAATCGAGTCCAGCAGACTCGGCGCGGTTTTCGTCTTTGTCGCGGCGCTGCCGTTGATGATCGGAGAGCCGGAAGGCGTCGTCCGCTGGACGACGCCGTTTCCGACCGGGTGGCTCTTCACATATGCCGCGGCCTCCTGCTGCTTCTTTTGGTATGCGGCAGCTTCCGCCGCCTTCTGTCTCTGTGCAGCGATCTGTTCCGCCTGCCGCTGCCTGTCGGCGGCGATCCGCTGCTGCGTCTGGGTGTTCGTCCGCTGCATGGCGTCCGCCAGCACCTGCGGCGTCGTGAGGGTGGGCGTCTTACGCCTGTCCGCAGCTGACTCACGCCGCTCGTGGTGGAGGTCTTCCCGAGCAGCGTATTCTGCGCGCTCACCTTTTTCATTTGCGGATTGTTCTGTACCGCTGTCCGCGTCGATTTATTCTTTTTGAAAAGAGTGTCCAGAATGCTCATGCCGTCCTCACTTTCCGCTCCTGATCCGTTCGTTCTCCGCCTTCGCCGCCAGCATCTGCGCATAGAGCTGATAACTCGCGTCCGAAATATTCGCCTTGTTGTCCTTGAGCGCCGACGCAATCTCCGTCAGCGTTTTGCCCTGGCTGAGATAGTTGTTGATGTCCTGATTTACCTGCGCGAGCGTGAGTGTCTGCCCCGTCGTGCCGCTTGTTCCGCTGTTCCCGCTCGTTCCGCTGTATGATTTTTTCCCCGTGGATTTTCTGCTCGACGCTCCCCCGCTCCGCCCGGTCGAGCTTCCGGCCGCTTCGGCGGCCTTGGCGTCGTCATACTGCTTTTTCAGCGCGGCGATCTCGGCGTCGGTGTATCCGAGTTCTTTGAGCCGGTCGAACTGTCCTGCGGCCATCATCGTGTTTGCAATCTCCTTGAGATTGCTCTGGTTCCGGTTCTGCTCGGTGTCGCTTCTCGACTGTGCGGTGTCTTCGGCATTCTTCTGCCAGCTGAGCTCGTCCGTAAATTTTCCGTAGCCAAAATTGCGGTCCGTGTTGTAGTTGCTCCGGTCGTTGTTCGACAGGGTCTCCAGCGCGGAAAGGATCTGCAGGTCCGCGTTTTTTTCTTTCATGTAGCGGTTGTAGGCGTTCTCCTCGAGCTCTGCGGTCTTGTCGGCCTCCTGGGCGGCGTAATACTGCCCGGCCTGCGCTGCCGCCGTGGCGGCGTAGCTCGAAGGGATGCCGCCGGTTGCCTGCGCGGCGGTGCCGAGCGCGTCCTGTGTGGCCCGCTGCCCCTCGCGGACGTATGTCTTGTGATAGGCCTGTGCCGTCGGATCCGTGTCCGGGTTATAGCCGGTGTAGCCCTCCTGCGCCTTGGCGAGCGTGTCCGCCTTCTGCGCGGCGTACGGGTCCGTGTAGCTCTGCGTCTGAAATCCGGCCGGCGAATTGGTGAGGAAGTCGTCCTTTCCCTCCTTGCCGGCGGTAAATCCGCCGTTGGTCCGGCGCACCCGCTCCGCCTCCTGGTTGGCAAGCGCCCGCTGATCGTCGGTCGTGGCGCTGTGCCATTCTTTTTTACCCGAGAGCAGCGACATGCCCGCATCCGGGTTCTGCTGTGCCAGCTTCAAATCCGCGTCGGAAAATTCTCCGTAATACCCCGAGGCCTTTGCGGCCTTCTGAAAATCGTCATATGTATACACATTTCCCTCCTTAACTTGTCGCGAGCGGCGAACCGTTCACCGTCACCGTTCCGTTGAGGCGGATGTTCCCGCCGTTTCCGATGTTTATGTCTCCGCCGTTCGTCTGCAAATACAGGGTTTCGCCTGCGTCAAAGGATGCGTTGCCCCCGGCGTTGAGCTTCATGGCCCCGTTGCTGTTGATGTTCTGCGCCACGGCCAAGTCTCCGTTGACGTTTGCGCTTCCCGCGGTGAGTTCCCCAGAAACATTCATGTTCCCGCTGAAATTGGCCTTCGAGGCGGTCACTGTTACCCCCGTCGAAAACGCGGAGCTCACGGAGATCTTAAATCCGCTGATTGTTTCCGCGATCGTGGCGGTGTCTCCCTCTGAGTTTTTCAAAACAATCTGCCCGTTTTCAATTGTGACCGACTGCAGGGATGTTCCCACACTGTCCTCTTCCCTGCTAATGAGCGTCACACCCTCGATGGTCCCGCTCGTGATATGATCTCCCGCAAGCTTCGTCGAGTTCCCCTGGGCGTCTGTCACATAGAGTCCTGTGCTGTCAATGGTTACGGTGTTCCGGTCCTTGATCCCGTCGACTTCCACCTTTACGCCCTCGGCGGTGATCTTCATCTCTGTGACATTTCCGGCCACATCCGCGATCTCCGCCGCGATCGGCTCCGTGATCTCTTTGAGCCCGGTTTCGTTGAAGTTCTCGCTGTCGAGGTTGTTCATCAGATATCGCAGCGCTTCCATCATCTGCATGAGGTAGCTTCGCGTCTCGTCGAGCTTCTCATCTGTGGTCTCGTTTCCCGAAAACTCCGGCATGCTCATATCGAGCGCCTGTAATCCGTTCAATTTTTCTTCCCCCTTTCAGTTCATATCTGACCCGATCTCAAACTCCCGGGCGATCTCGTAGACCTTCCAGTCCCCGATCCCTTCAATTCGCATCCGCCAGAAGTCGCAGCGCCGGTTGATGATCGGCAGTCGGTGCATCTGCTTCGCCGTTCCCGTGACAGTCCCGATGGTCTCCCAGTCTCCGCCGTTCTTCTGGAACTTCACCGTGAGCGTCCCTTCGGAAAGGATCTGAAACGCGACGCAAACCTTCTTGTCGGGGCTGCCCTCTCGGAAGTCTCCGAACTCGACGTAGCTCTCGACGTTCCCCTCGCTTGTCAGCCCCTCCTGCCATCCCTCGCGCCAGATCTCGTTGCCGGAGCGGAACCAGAGTGCGCCGTCGTACCAGCAAAAATCCGTCGCCGCCGTCGCGTCCTCGCGGGTCCAGAGCTTGCAGCGCGTGTCGTAGCAGAGCAACTCGCCGTTTCCCGCGGCGTTCGTGCCGCTGAAATAGTATTTGGCCCCGTCGCTGCCTCCGGCGGCGTTCATCGGCAGCAGCTCCCCGAGCTGTGCTCCGACCTCATAGGGATAGCCGCCCGTGTAGCGCAGCACGCCGTTTCTGCCGACATAGAACAGCGTCTCCCCCGCGATTGCGAAGGACCCGCCGCAGCCGCCCTTCACCCCGCTCCGGGCCGAGTCGAGTGCTTTGAAGTTGGACGGTTTCCCGCCGTAGACCTTGTAGATCCGCTCCTCCTTCATGAAGATCGCATAGCCGAGATAGCTCACGCCGCCGGTGAAACTGCCCGCCGAGCCGACGTCGACGGCCCAGCAGCCCGTCGCGGTTCCGTCGAAGTCGTTCCACACCTTCGGGTTTCCGAGCGCGGAGCAGCGGATCGTGTCGTCCTTTCCGCCCCACACCCGGTTTTCGTGCACGAAGATGAAGTCCATGTCCGGCACTTCCCGCTTGAGCGTAACGGCGCCCGTCTCGGTGTAGCTCGTCCCGCTCGAGATGGTGAACGTGTTCTCATAAAACCGCAGCGTCTTTTTGTCGTCGGAGATCTCCCGGATGATCGGCGTCGTATTGTTCGCGGCCACGCCGCATCCGCTGATGGTCACGGCGTCCCCGACCTCGAAAGCGAACGCCGGCCCGCTCGTCGTGATGGTATTTGCCTTGGCCGCCGCTCCCGCGTAGGTGCCGTTCGAGAAGCTGATCTGTCCCGCTCCTGAGATGTAGCTCGCTTCAAGGTTTCCGAACGTGTCGCTCGCCGTGTTGTAAAACGCCTTGTCCGGCCAGATGATGATATAGGCCCCGAGGAAGGCAAACGCCTTCCTCGAGTCCGCGACGCTTCCCTTCTTGACCCCGTCGTAGTAAAAATCCGTCCCGTCCACCCAGAACAGCTTGTCCCGTGCGCCGAAGCCGTTGGCCTTTGTGAGCGTCTTGTATCGCCCGCGCGGCTTCCTCGCGGCGAGCACGGGATAGAAGTCCGTCGTGACGTTCTCGGTGTCCCAGAGCTCCCCGTCCGCGCAGGCGGGCGTGTGGTTGAGCCCGCCGAAGACGACCTGCATCCGCTTTCCGAGCCCGTCCCCGTATTCCGGTCTTGCTAACATACCGTCTCCCCCTTCACGCGCTGAGCGCCGCCGCGTATTTGCTGAGATCGATGCCCGCCCCGGCCAGCGTGGACGTGAGCGTCTGCATCAGGTCATCGGGCAGCACGCTGCCGAAATGGATTGCCGCGAGCTTGTCCGTGTCTGTCTCGCGCTGCACCCATGTGTAGAGCAGCCCGTAGTAGCTCCGGCAGACATAGCCCCAGTCATATCCGGCCTTGCCGATCGCTGAGAGCTGGACCGCCGTCATCCTGGTGCCCGCCTCGCCGTCCGCCGCGTAGGAGATAGACTCCCCGGTCGACGTCGCCAGCCCGATCGCCGCGTTGAGCGCAAGCTGGTCGTTCTCGGTCAGCCGATAGTGCTTGCCGTCGACCGTCACGCCGCTGTAGATTGCCGCTGAACACTTGCCACTGATACGCTCCGTTGCTGCCGCCCGCGCCTGCTCCAGTGTCGGAGCCAGCGCCGCGATCTGCTCCGCCGTCGCACTCTCTACCCATTTTGTCCCGTCCCACTTCGGCGCGACAAAACCGTTGTCTCCGGCCTTCTTTTTGATTTCGGGCGGTTCAAAATCAATGATGGATTCACCTTCATGCAGCGTGTAGCCCTGTACTTCGGGTTCACCTTTGTCTGGAAGTAGCACCAGAACCAAATCGACATACACTCCATTTGCATCGATGACACAACTGTGTTTATAATTTTCCATGACTTTAACACCTTTCAGATTTACATAGTGAAATTAGTTTCCTGCGACAAAAGATGCGAATATGCGGAAGTAAGTTCCATAATGGCCACTTGGTATAACAGAGATTGACCCGCTACTACTTATCAAGCAAGCACCAGAGCCAGCATCATCCGTACAGGGATATTCCAAATCCGCACTTGGCCTGTACCCTGCCGGAAGTGTGGCTACTACCTTCTGAGAATTCACACTGCTTCCAGAAGAAATCTGTCCATATACTGTAACGACCCCATCGTTTGACTTGATGTATTTCACGAGGTTGGACGCTGAACAACCACTGGAAAGTGGCAAATCATATGCCGTCGGCGGTGTACAGGTTGCAATTTGTTGCCATGCCCTTGCAGTGCCAGCATTAAAAACTCGATACCAGCGGTCTCCTGTAACCAGTGCAGTAATTATTTGTAGACCAGTATTTGCGTCATAGTAGTGATACTCCACATCCCAGTAATCTGGACGTGGTCCGAAACTTGCAGATGGAGTCCCTAAAGCTGCCATATAAGGATATGGAGAACAGGCATTTAACTGTTCGACGGTCATTGTACGCTGGTATAGAGTATAATTTAATTCTGCCTTTTCCACCAAAGATGCATCAACTTCGGCCTTTGTGTAGGCACCGACGTCGGTCGCAGTCAGCGGGTCACTTCCGCCGGTCTTGTGGGTCGAGGCGTGGGCTGCCGCCGCAAAATCCGTCGGTTTCTTTTTGCTATCCACGAGATTTCCGCCGGCGTCCAGTGCCGCGAGGTTTCCCTCCGCCGCGGGAACAGTTTTATCGGCCTTTACTCCCGTTTTCGTGTCCGTGTAGTTCCCCGCCGCCGTCAGTGCCGCGCTCGCCGCCGTGCTCGCCGCTCCGCTCGCGTCCGCCCCGACCTCCTCGGCCGTGTATGCCGGCTTAGTTGCCTCCTTCGCCCAGGCGGCGACATCGGATGCCGGCAGAGCCGTCGGCTTGTTCTTGATATATGCCTTGTTGGTGCTGTCGGCGACGTTCCAGTCGCTGTTGACCTGCCCGGCCGACGCCTGCTGGGCGCTTTCTGCCGCCGCCTTTGCCGAGGCAGCCGAATTCGCCTCGCTTCCTGCTGCGGCTGTCTGACTCGCCGCCGCCGCGCTCGCCGAAGCCGAGGCAGCGCTCTGACTTGCAGCCGCGTCCGAGGCGCTGCCGCCCGCCGCCGTTTCGCTGGCCTTGGCGTTGGTCTCGCTCGTCTTTGCCGCTGTCTCGCTCGCCTTGGCGTTTGTCTCGCTCGTTCCCGCCGCCGTTTCGCTCGCTTTGGCAGCTGTCGCGCTCTCTGCTGCGGCTGACGCGCTTTTTCCCGCCTCCGTCTCCGATGTAGCTGCCCTCGTTTTGCTATCTTCCGCGGCCGTCTGAGACGCCGCCGCCGCACTTGCGGAGGAAGCCGCCGCTGTCGCGCTGCTTGCTGCGGCGCTCTGAGAAGCTGCCGCCGCCGTCTTTGCGGTTGCTGCATCTGCCGCCGCGCTCTGTGCCGCTGAAACGTACTGTGATACGCCCGAAGCCGCGCTGCTTGCATCCGCAGCGCTTTTTGCGGCCGCTGTTTCCGAAGCTGCTGCCGCCGTCTTTGCCGCTTCTGCACCAGAAAGCGCATTTGCCGCCGCAGTCGCCGAGCTCTCCGCCGAAGTCCGCGCGGCCTCTACCGCCGCGATCCACTCGTCCTCTGTCCCGGAAAATCCGTGCTTCACGGCCAGCGAGTAGGCCGAGATGTAGTACCCCGCCGTCTCTGCCGCCCCGCCGGCGGGATTGTAGCGCATCGCGTACCATGCCGAATATTCCCGCAGCGCCTGATTGTAGCCGTCGACGTAGTCCTGATATTTCTTGAACTCGTTGTTGGCATAGCAGATCATCGCATAGAGATACATCCAGTAGAGCTTTGTGTGCGCGGCGTCCGCAACAAGGCTTTCCGTGAGCTCGGTGTGCGCCTTGACGTTGGAGACGTCAAGCAGCATCACGTCGGTCTGGATCGTTGCCTCTACCTCATTTGTCCATTGCAGCAAAACTGCGTCCTTGAAAGCGTTGTCCCGCGTCCCGCGCACATAATCAAAAAGTGCCGTTACCGTCATGCGCCGTCACCCCCCTGCATAAGACTCTGATTTCCCGCGTTCACCTCCGGCGGTGCGACACTCTGCGTCGGCTCGCCCGGCGCGACCTGCGGCCCTGCCTGCGCGCCCTGGGCGATCTCTGCTGGCATCCCGGCGACGTCGTCCTGCGCCTGCTGCATGGCCTGCTTCTGCGCCTGTGCGGTGTTCAGCTGGTTCTTTGCCGCCTTCTGCTGCTTCTCCTTGAGCTGGTCGCAGATGCGCCCCGCGTTCGGATAGTGGAGACTCTGCATTTGCTCCCAGTAGAGAATCATCGTGTCGAACTGTGTCGGGTCCCCGAAGGCGCCCGCCTGGTAGTGCGAGCGCATCTCCTCCCACATCGCCTCGCGGTTCTGCGCGAGCGGCGCGGTGCTGTCGCACTCAAAGAGAAAGTCCGTCGCCCAGTAGTACGCGCCGGCGCTGTCCTGCTTAAGGAACAGCCACTTCGACCACTCCTCCTCGGTGTTGTTTCCGTGCGCGTCCTTTCCGACGACGGGCCGCAGCTCGTCGGCGTAGGCCAGCTCAAGCTTGAAAAGCAGCTCGAAGAGCTTGGCCCACATCGCGTTTTTCATCACGCGCTTGCTCTCGAGCCTGCCGGCGGTCTGCGAGGCGGCGAACTCCTTGGCCTTTCCGCTCGTGGCCGTCGTGTCCTTTCGGCCCTGAAAGCTGTCCGTGATGCCAATTTCATTCCTCGCCTCTTGATAAAGCTGCTCGATCTTCGCGTCGATCTGAGACACGTCCGGCGTCATGTTAACCGTGTGAATGATGGTCGCGTCCGCCGGATTGGTCACGTGGATGACCTTTCCCTCGGCGCTGTCGTGCTTGATATAGGTCTTTTCCGGCAGGATGATATAGCTGCCGGCATTGAGCATCATCGCGAGTTCCTTGGCGTACAGCCGGTTAATCGTGTTCTGCTGGTATTTGATTAGATCGACGTCCGAGGACCCGAGCAGCTGTCCGTAGAGCGATACGTTGCGCTGCAGGCACAGCGGATAAAGGTCCGGCTTGTAAAACGGGATGACGTCGCCGATCTTCGGCTGCACCGTCGCCCCCTCGGGCATGTCGATCTGCTGCTGTACGGTGATGTAGTTCGCCGTCGTGCCCATGTATGTTCCGCCGCAATAAGGGCAGCGTGAGCGCCCGCTCACCGCCGAGCGGATGAGCTCCGCGTCGTCCGGGTAGGTCCCGTCTTGTGTCGGTGACAGCATGTCTACGTCCACTGGCGGCTCGTCCGCGCCGCAGTTCCGGCAGCGGCGCAGGTGCCGTGCCTGGTAGTCCTCAAGGTCTTCCAGCACGGTGTTCCGGACGTAGGAAAACAGGCCGATCCCGCCGTCGTCGTTGCGGTAATAGACCATATACTGCGTCACCATGCCGGTGACAGTCTTTGCGCTGCCCTCGGCCGAGCGGATGGACGGGTCCTCCTCGCCCTCGGCGGAGACGTCGACGTTGTAGCGCCGGCGGATGTAGTCCGTCGTCTGCGGGATCTTGATTGTGATGTGGTCCATGTCCTCAACGGAGGACGTGACGCCCTGCTGTGGGATGATCGTGATCGGGTGCCGGAAGCTCACGACGCTCTCTCCGATGGTTGTGTGCGTTGCTGCCTTGTTGTTCCACTCGACCTGCAGGAAGCCGCCGCCGTTTACCGGAACGACGCGCTCCTGCAGGTCGTTGATCTCTTCCATCGGCAGCCGGTTCAGCCGGTTGCGGATCATGTCCTCGATGAGCTTCGCGAGGTGTTCGTCCTCCTTGTGCAGCGCCGTCACCTTCGGCTGAGGGATTGCTGAGGACACCTCGCTCTCGATGAGCTCCGCGACGATGTTGCGGACGTGCGTCGTCTCGGTGACGCTGTCGCCGTCGAGGATCGTGTCAATGGAGGTCTGCCCGCGGAAAATTTTCTCCCGCGTCTGCATGGCGGTGATCTCGGACGAGTATTCGCTCTCGTCCTTTTTCACGGTCTCCTGCCACGTTTTCAGCTTGTCGTTATTTTTTGTTGCCATGTCGTCGTCTTCCTCTCCATATCCTTCGCTTCCGGCTAAAGCCGAAAGCGCACTCGCTCCGGGAAGCCTCCTCTCCCCACAAAAACCTTCGTTTCCGTGTGGACCCCGGTATTACTTCTTCTGCATCACCTTGCGCAGCCGGGCCTGTTCTGCCGGGCCCGCCCGCTCGTAGTCCTCCCGGATGTCCGCCGGCCAGTCGGACATGTCTACCGCCTGCGCCGTCACGCTGTAGCGCTGCTGGTCCCGGATGCCGTAGGTGATCGCCAGCCCCATCACAAGATCGTCGTGCTTGCCGACAAGCGCCGCCGGGCGCTGGTTTTCGTCCCGGACGAAGGTCAGCATCTCGCCGAGCAGCTCGTCGTCCTCGAAAAGGCCCGGGTCCGTCCGCTGCAGCTCCTGCAGGTAGGCGAGGATGACGGGCCGCGTCTTGCCGTTCGTGGCAAAGCCGTAGGCCTCCATGGTCTTCCCCGTGTAGGTGTCCGGCCGCTCGCGGACGTAGAGCTTCGGATAGCGCAGCCGCGCGAGTTCCATCGTCGGGAAGGTGCTGAAATTGTTCTCGACGCCGAGCAGCGCCTCGTTGTAGTACATCCCGAGGCAGTACATCTGCCGCGCGTACTCGGCCTCGCCGAACTGCTGCCGCAGCACTGCGCACTGCCGGGATGTGATGTTGTCGATTGCGAAGCCCGTGAACCAGTCCGAGCCCTCGCCCGCGGTGTCTCCGCCGACGACGTAGGGCCTCCCGGCCTCCGGCTCCGCATATATGCGAACACATCCGCCGGGCCTGTCGGTCCATCGGATGTTCGTAATTGCGATCCCGTCGTAGTCGTAGAGAAATTCTCCGACGCGCAGCGGCTGTATTTTTTTTTGCCGCTGCAGCATGACCGCCTCGTTGTCAAACCATCCGTCCCCGGTCGTGAGAAACGCCTCGTCCGGCGTCGACGGGTACTCCTGCCGGAATTTTCGCAGATCTCCGTGGCAGTTGTTGCGGATGCACCAGCGCCTCCAGTAGAGCTGCTCCGCCGATAATCCGAAGCGCTTGGCAATTTCCTTTTCCTCGTCAGTAAAGACGGTCCCCTCCGGGACTTCCTTCTGATACTCCGGATCGTCGTACCAGGCGAAGAACAGCGGCACGAAGTCGCTCTCCCCGGCGACCGCCGCGTCCCACAGGTCCTTGAAGAGGTTGAACCCGAAGGCCGTGGACTCGTAGACGACCATCGTCCCCGGCAGCGCCGGCACGGCCTGCATGACGCCCGACAGGGTCTCGCCCGCGTCCCCGCGCCAGAAGCCCAGCTCCGAGCAGTGGACGAGCTGAAAGGTCTCCGAGCGCCCGACGCCGGACCCGCCGGCGGTGTGGCAGCGGATGCGCGAGCCGAGCCCCGGGTGCAGCATTCGCTGTTCCGGGTCCTTCTCCGGGTTGTCAAAGACGATCTCCTTCGCGGAGGACGCCCGCTGCATCGGCCGCACGGGCGAGGGCGAATTGTCGTAAAACGTGCGGTTCATGCGAAACAGCGTTGTCGCCGCCTCGTCCGTGTGCGCCATGATGAGTTCGTTCGTGTTGCGGTGTGTCGCCGTCATCTTGTACATGATTGCCTCGGTGATCGTACTCATGCCCTCCTGCCGGGCCTTGAGCACGATCACGCGCACGGGCCGTCCCGCTCTCCACTGCTTCGCGATCTCGTCGTAAAACTTTTCCTGGCAGGGATTAAAGCGTAGAGGGGCGAGCCTGCCGTCCTTCGTGCGGATCATCAAAAAGTTTTCGATGTATTCCCGCGTGTTGAAAATCGTCACGTTCGTCCCTCCTTTTCACTTTTTCTTTTCGATGATCTGCAGCCGCGCCTCGTGATTGTCCAAATCGATCCGACAGTCTTCGAGCTTGTGCTGGTGCTCAATTAGCGTGCCGTTTACTTCTTCCCGGTTTCGGATGATCTCGTCGTTAACCTCGTCGCGATTTTTCTCGATATCGGTTTTCAGTTCCGTATGGCTGTCATCGTTGCGCTTGTCCCACTTCTCGAACTCCCCGCGCAGGTCTTTCATGCCCTGCGTATTTTCCGCGAGCCCCGCAATCCATTTGAACATGATCCCGCAAATTGCGGCGAATATGGCGACCAGCGTTCCAATCTCCGCTATGACGGTGTGTTCCATGCCGGTTTCCTCCCCTCGGGCCGGAGCCCGGCGTATTTACAGCCCGCTCGAATTTGTCGGATCGTTGATGATGCCAAACCCTACGAGGACCGGGCAGAGAACATCCAGCAGCCCAGAGACCTGCGGCGAGATGTCCACACCGGCGAAAGTTTTCACGGTCCAGACGGCCAGTGCCGCCACGGACACCCAGAGCCCCCAGCTTTTAAGCCTGCTCTGTTTCTTCACGATTGCCGTGTTATCGGTCTTGATGTTGTTTCCATCCATCAGACTACCTCCCAATCTTCCGCCAGCATGTCGGTCTGAGATGCCAGCCACGGGACGCGGCCCTTCGGCGCTGCCGGATTGTCGGTGACAAGGCCGGTCGTGTCAATGAAGATGTAGGGCTGCGTCATCTTGCTGTGCTCGTCAGGGCGCTGGAGAACGATGAAGATGCCTCTCCCGTTCCAGCCCGCGCGGCGTGCTTTCTTCCCCTGTTTGAGCGCTTCTAAAGCCTGTCCAAAATTCATTTCATTTTCCTCCGTTCATGCGGTAGAACATTTCCCAGACATCCGCGCGTGTTGCCGGATCATCGGGCCTTGTCCCGTCCGTGATGCTGTTTTCCGTTGCCCACTTCTGTGCTTTCGCGTACCACGCTTCCTGCGTGTCTGCCGCCGGTTCCGTGGGTACCGGAGCTACCGGCGCAAAGTCGTGATAGCAAAAATTGCTGTCCACGCCGCCGCTGATGCCGGGTACCGTGGAGTTTCCCCACTGCCACATAATGCAGCTCATGGGAGGCTTGTTCGCGTTAACGGAGCTCTTTGGCCAGATTGCGAGCCAGAGGCCGAAGCGCTGATGAAGCGCAGCCCCGAAGTATTTGCGGATGTAGTCGGCGTTTGCGTAGTTCGCCGCAAAGTAGCCCGCGGCCTCGATCTCAAGCAGAAACGCCGACGCCATGCTCTGCACGAGCGACGGCGTGAGCGTGATGCCCTGCTTTTCCGCATATTTCGCGCTGTCGTACTCAAAGTCGAACGCGACAGGGTACTCGAGCTTGTACGCTTTCAGTGCCTCGATGCAGTAGTCGGCCTCCTGCTTTGCCTGTTCCGCGTTCAGTGCATAGCTGAACCAGTATGCACCGCACGGAATACCGAGCCGGTTGCACTCCTGCGCGTTGCGTACAAACTGCCGGTCGATGTGTCCTTTCCCGTAGCCGACGCGGAGCATAGCGTAGTCGACGTGCCCCTTGACCTTTTCCCAGTCAATGACGCCCTGGTGCTCCGAGACGTCAATTCCCTTCAGAACGCTCATCTGCATCCGCCTTTCTTGCCGCCGGTTTTCTTTCCGCCCTTTGCTTTTTTCATGTTCTCGCCTCCTGTCAGCACCGTGCGGAGGCGCCCGAAAACGCCTCCGCCCCTGTTTGCGTCACGCTCAAAGAGCCGTGCCGCCCGTCACGCCGCCCGAGAAGATGCCGCGGAAGTCGTTGAAACCGCCCGTGAAGCGGGAATAGCCCTTCCAGAGATACTCGTCGTTGTCGCCGACTTCGTCTCTCACCTCGAGATCCACGCGGTTCTGGTAGATCGCGCAGGCGGCCTGCTGGTTGTAGCCGCTGTCGAGGATGAAATACGGCGCATCCGTGCCGCTGATGAAGTTGTTGAGGAACGGCCAGACGATGATGTTCCAGTTCTCGAAGAGATAGTTATAGTCGTTGTTTGCACCGCCGGGCAGCTTGTTTGAACCGACGACCGCGAAGACCGCCTGCTTGAGCGACGCGATGTTCGGGATGACGATGGTGTCCGGCACCAGCGACATGACGTTCCCGTTGTCGTCCTTTACGTTCTGCATGGCCGTCGCGATGCCGCCGAGGGCGTTTGCGGAAAAGGCGTCCGCGTAGAGGTTCGACTGTTTTGCGCCCTTGACCTTCATCGGATGGACCTTTGAGAACATCGCGACGCCGTCGGCGGAAGTCGTGCCAAAGGAAAATCCGTTCATGGAGAGCGCCGTGCCTGTCAGCGCGTTCATCAGCAATCCCGCGAAGAAGTTCTCGCGCTTGCGGTAGTAGTCCGAGAAGAACGCCGCCGGCACGGAGTGCAGGTCCATGACCTTGATATCGTCGTGCGCCTCGCGGGAGATCGCGAAGCTGCCCTTAAACGTCATGTTCACAAGGGCCTTCGTGTAGCCGCTCTCGAAGCCGCCGGAGGGATAAGCGCCGCTCTCGCCGACCGGCTGGAAGCTGTCGACGCCGGTCACCGCGGAGTAGGCCTCGGTGCTGTTGTTGGATTTGCGCTCGGCGAAGATCTTCTTCGCCATGGATTTTTCGTCCGTTGCGTTGGCCATGTCCATAACGACAGACGCGAGCGGATACTGCAGCTCGCCGTAGAGCTCCTTGATCTTCCCGCTCGACTCGTTGAGAATTACCTGTGCCATGTTTTTTACCTCCCTCAGACGACGCGGACGCGGACCTTGCTGCCCGTGACCGTTCCGTCGTAGTTTACGACCTCGACGACGCCGCCGGTGGTCGTGGCCGTCATGCCGTTGCCGTCCGCCGAGATCGTCGCCTTGACGCCCGGCGCGATCGCCGAGAAATCCGCCGTCAGCGGCGTCTCATAAATGACGGTTCTGTCCGCGCGCACGACGGGAATGCCCTCCCCGTCGACCGTGGCGGCGCGCTCCGTCATGCTGAAATAGGACGGCGCGGTCGTGCCCGCCGCAAGGGCGAGCTTTCCGGCCGTCAGCGTCAGCGCCGTGCCGACCTCGAGCTTGATGCCGGCGCCCGCCGGCTGCTGCTCGAAGGGGCGTCCCTTGCCGCTGTCGAATGTATGGATGATGAAACCCATGTTCTAACCTCACTTTTTCTGCATCTTGACGATGCACTCGTATTTCTGTTTTAATTCCTCATCGGAGGCGCCGGGATAGGTCTCCCGGTACTTCCGTTCCACCGCAGCGGGCATCTGCAGACCGCCCTCTCCGCGTCCTGCGGGCGTCTCCTGCATGTGGTCCTTGCCGGTGATCCCGTTGCGAACGCTCTGTGCCGCCGCCGCCCGCTCGTGCTTTGCGACCCGCTCGAGGTTTACGGCCTTCCAGGCGTCGGCAATGGACGCGCCGCCGCGTACCAGCGCGCGGACTCTGTCGTAGTTCTCGCCCGCCATCAGGTCCTCGGCGGTCTTGATCTCCGGCGCAATGGTCTGAATTTCGGCGATCTGGGCGTCGAAGCGTTTCTGTGCGGCCTCGTCGAGGACGCGGGTCTTTTCCTGTGCGGCCTCGGCGGCGAGCTTCTTGGCCTCGAGCACGGCCGGGTGCTGTTCGATCAGCGAGTCGATGACGCTGCGGTCGATGCCCGCGCCCTCGAGCGCCTGATCCGCTGCTTCGCGGTCCCGGGCGGCGATATAGGCGTCGTACTCGTTCTGCTTCGTGATCGGCTTCCCGCTGTACGGGTCGGTCAGGTGCAATCCGCGGATGACCTCGTCCTGCATGGCGGTTTTCTGTTCCGCGAGGAAGCTCTGCATCTGCTGCCGCATTTCGCCGCGCATCTGCTCCCGCTCACGGGACTTCCTCGCCTCCGCGTTGCGGTGCCGCTCCTCCGGCGTCTGCTCTCCGGGCTTCTCTTCGTCCTGTTCTCCCGCCGGGTTTTCTTCCTCGCCGTCTTCCCCCGACGCCGGGCCTGTCCCGCTCTCCGCCGCGTTACCGCCCTTTGGCGGCGCGTTTTTCTCCGCCTTCGGATCATTTCCGCCCTCCGGCGGAGCACCCGCGCCGCCGTCCGTATCACTTCCCGCAGCGCCGCTGCCCGCAGGGTCGGCGGCTCCCTGCCCTTTTCCGCCTGTCAACGCCGGATTGATCTGAAAGTCCTTCAGCTCCTCAGCCCATGTAGCCATAACGTCAAATCTCCTTCCGGGGCTTCCGCCCCCGCGGCTTTTTCCGCGTGCCGCTCGCGTAATTTGTATTTCCCGCCTGCCGGCGTAATCTGTTATTCGGCGGAGCGCATCGCGAGGGATCAATACGGCGCTCCGCCGCCGCGTCACTTGCCCGTGCGCAGATCGGTTCCCGTGCGAACCGTGACATTGGACGCCGGCTGCTTGTTCGGCGCCTGCACGACCTGCGCGCCCGCGTTCGTGATCTTGAGATCGTTTTCCTTGTTGGCCATCCCCTTCGCCCCCTCTCATTTTGGATTTGGGCTTTTTTCTCGTGCCCGCGAGTTATCAACAGTCGGTTGAAAACTCACCGCTCCACGCGGCAATCTTAAAATTCATCTTTCGGCTCCCCCGTGTGATCGGCAAGATAGCGCTCGAGCGCCCCGGCCGTCGCGTCGACGGAGATTTTTTCGGCCCAGCCGAAGTTCTGCTGCAGGTCAAATTTGATGCCGTCGGTCCCCTTGGTCCGCTTGTCCAGTTCCACGTGCAGCCAGGCCTCGACCGTCTCCCGCGCGCGCGTTGTCGGGTCAAGAAATTCCGGGTCCGCCGCGTAGTTCGCCCAGGTCTGCTTCGAGATCCCGAGATGCAGGCACAGCCCCGTGATCGACGGCGGGATCAGAAACTCCCGATACCGGATGACTTCCCCGTCGTCGTTGCAGATCGGCTGTGTCTCGAATATCGGGTGTCCGTGATTGTCCTTTTCCCCCGTGGCGACGAGCTCCGTCGCCGTCACCGTCCGCGAAATGCTCCGGAAATAGGCGTCGCAGCCCTTTCCGAGCGTCCCCGGCGTGTATTTCTTTTTCCGTCCCATGCGCTTCGCCTCCCCGCAAATCTCTCAAATGCGAAAGCTTCTCCCGCTGTAATCATTGTCGCATAAAGGGCGGTTCCGTTATCGGCGACTTTCGTGCGCAAAAAAATCCCGCAAAGCCTTGATACTGCAAGCTTTGCGGGCAAACATCCTAATTTTTTACACGTCGCTCTCTGTTTTTACCATTCCGTATAGAACCGTCTCCGTACCAGCATCAACCGTTCCGGCGAGACATGAAACTCGTCGGCCACGCGCTGCACGCTCCGCCCGCTCAAAAGCAGCTCCTTGAGCGCGGGGGCGTATTCGCCTCCCGCGCTGGCGCAAAGTCTGTCGATTTTGTCGCGTATGTATTTTCGCTCCGTCGTGTAGTTCCTGCAGGTGAAATAGATCTGTCCCTGCCGTTCGTAGGGCAGCGGCACGCCGCGCAGCCGTTTGAAGCTCATCGCTCCGCCTTCTTCCCCGCTGTGTCCCGCGTTTTCAGAACGTCCTCTGTCCTCGGCTCTTCCGCCTTCCGTGGCTTGCGGATATAGCGGACGTAGTGGTTCCCGCTCTCGATGTCGTAGTGCCCGATGTCCATCACCTGGGCTCCGTGCGGGATGTGCAGCTCTCCCTTGATCCGCGTCTCGGTCTCGGTGATCTTCGGCTTTTTGAGATTGCGTGAGGCCTTCCAGCGGCGTTCGTTCGCCGCTCTCCGGCACTGCTTGCAGATATATACGGCGATCGGCGTATAGTCCGGTTGATTTTTGAGCAGCTTGTAGTCGACGTCTCCGTACTTCCACTGTGCCTGGCAGATCTCGAAGGCGACGCGCGGCATGATGACGTGATGATGCACACGTTCGAGTTCTCCGGTCTCCCCGTCCATGTCGGAGGTGATCGCGATATACCAGTAGGCCGGTCCGAGGGCGCGGCGCATCCGTCTCAGATAGAGTGTGAGCTCGTGGTCCGCGGCCTTCTTCACGGCGTCGACGTCGTCCCGCTCGATCCCGTTCTCCCGGCAGAGCAGAGAGATGCCCGCGTCTGTCCAGCTCAACGTGCTCCAAAGATCTCCGTGTTCGGCGTTGCAGTTGATGAGCCGGGCAAGCACCTTCACCGCGGCTTGATCGTTTTCGTCCTGTTTCCTGTGAGACGACGCAGCCTTTTTCGGGCTGCGCCTTTTTGTCTGTGCGGAAACCCAGTATTTTGATTTCTCCACGATCTCTCCTGAAACATACTCGCGTATCATCCACTTTCCCCCGTTCTCCGTCATCCCGTTTTCTCCTCCGTTCCCGCTCATCCTCGCATGGTCGCAAACTTAGGGCTTTAACGAGCCCACAAGAAACGCGCGCGCGTTTCAACCAATATATAATGTATCGGAAATTCAAAAGGCGGTCGGCGCACCGGCCGCCTTTTCAGTCTCCGGCGGGACGGCTTATGCCGTCCCGCTCGCTTCTTTCTGTTTTTGGTTTCCTTCATGCAGCCGCTTCTGGTGCTTTTTAAACTCCCGCCATGCCTTTTTCGCTGTGGCAATTCCGTCGACGCCGCGCTCGCGGCAATACCGGACGATCAGCCCGCTGCTGCAGTATGCGCTGTACTGTCCGTAGCTCAAGCCCAGCGCCCGGGCCTCTGCCTCAACCTGATCTGCGCTCTTTCCCTTGAGACTCCACTCCGGCGGCGCGGCCGATGGTGTGAGAAACGCATAATCCTTCTTCGGCAGCGGCTCTGGAGCCTTCGCCCGCTGGCGTTTGTCCGCCTGCTGCAAGTCTTTTTCTTTTCCGGCGCAGTTGGCACAGTACGTCCGGTTTGATTTCGCGTTCTCGATTTGCTTTCCGCAGTTTGCGCAGTAGCGCGTCCCCTCGTGGCCGAGCTTTTTCCCTTGCTTCAAGGTTCCGGCAGCTTTTGCTACCATATATCTCTCGTGTGCTTTCTGCCGGTTCTTCTCGGCTCCGACGGTCTTCGCGCAACCCGGGCAGTATTTCTGCCGCGCCGCCTTGCGTGGCGTCACATTGCCGCAGGCAGAGCAGATCAGCGTGTCATCCATCATCGCTCGGCCTCCCGGCGGCGATCCAGTTGCGGACGAGCTTGTCCACCGTCCGGCCGAGATCGCCGCGCCCGCCGTTCTGCCTCGCCATCTCGCACAGCAGCTCCGCCGTCGATTTATGTATGGTCATGGTAACGCCGCAGAGCTCCGACTTGTCGTGTGCCTCGCGCCGGCGCGCCGAGGGCGTCCGCCCGTTCAGCCGGGCGTTTGAAATGTCCTGATTTTTCAAAGCGCTTCTCCTTTCAGTTTTTCGTGTAATCGTCCGCGATTTTGCGGATTGCGAGCAACGTCCGCTCACACTCCCGCAGTTTCACCTCCGGGGCGATGTCCGCGTCCCGAATGGTCCCCTGCATCTCGCAGCAGTGTTCCGCGATGTTCAGCATTTCGACACGCATATCGTAGGCGAGGTCTTCGGCGGCGTGGGCCAGCGCCCGCTGCTCGTCTTCCTTCTTTGAGAGCGCGTCGATCTTCTCCCGCATTTCCTGCGCCGCCGCCCGCTCGATCCGCAGATCCGCGACGATCTCGTCCTCCGTGAGCGCTATGTTCCCGTCGTATCCCTCGCCGCTGTCGTCCGCTTCCGGCTCGATCATCCGCTCGAGCCCATTGATCTTGATTTTCACTATTTTTTCTCCTTTATAAATTAATATTTGACATATTTCGCTAATGTGGTTAGAATGTGGGTATCAAATTTTGGGGAGGTAATATTGTGAATATTACAGAAAGTGAATTAAATACTGTTATTGCAATTGCTAAGGAAAACTCCCATATGAACGATGTGTTCATGACCAAGTACTTTCCTGATGGCTGTATTCCGGCCGGAGAGTTTGGCAAATTCTATACCACGCCAGAAGGAAAGGAGCAATGTAACCTAAGCACTAAACTAGAAAACTATATTGCCAGTCTTGGACGCGACAAAATTGTGGAACTTGAAGCACTGATGGTTCTAGGTCGGGATGGACCAGATGATGAAAAAGAAACTCCTCGGGACTGCTTCCTTGGATACTGCGAATATTTTCAATCTAATTTTTTCGGGGATGAGGACTCAAATAGACGCGCCGCTGAATATCTCGCTTCAAAGATCACGCTAGATGAGTATTTGTGCAAAGCTCTACAGTTGTTTAGTCCGTTCTAAATTTCCTTAATCACCTGCTATAAATTTACTTTTCCCCCCTATCTTGAAGTTAGTTTGTTTTTGTTTGCCCCTGCCAGAGTGCCCGCTCTGGCGGGGGCTCTTTTATTCTGCATTATTCATCGTTCCCGCCTCCCGCATACTGCCCGCAGACGGCCCGGAGCGCCTGCCGGAGCTGTGGCTTGCCCTCGCCCTCGGCCTGGGCGGCGAGCGCGTCGAGCTTTTCAAGGATGCCCTGGGCCGTCTCGAAAAGGCTTTTGAACTGCTGGACCGCGGCGTCGTTCATCGCGTCGGATTTCGCCGCGTTCGCGAGCTTCCGCTCTGCCTCCTCGCGGGCCTTGGTGGCGGCGTCGGTCTCCTCTCTGGCCTTCTCGGCCTTCCGCTCGGCGCGTTCCTTCTGCGCCTCGGCCTTCGCCTGCGCCGCGGCCGCGTCCTCCCGCTCCTTGTTGGCCTTCTCTACGGCCTCGGCGAGTTCCTTCGTCTTCTCGTCGATTTCCTTCTGCCGCTGCCCAGCTTCGGCCTCGCTGGCCTTTTTGAGCGCCGCGTCGACTGCAGCGTCAATCGCGGCCTGCTGCTCCTCCGGGTCCGGCTGCTGCACCGCAACCTCGACCGGCCTACTCTTGATCTCCTCGAGCTGCTTCTGCAGCTCCCGCACCTTTTCGGCGGCGGCGTCGGCCTGGGCCTGCGCGGCGTCGGCTTTTTCTTGGGCCTCGGCGATCGCCATGCCGGCGCCCTCGTTCTCCTCTCGCTCGTCGTCGAGTTGCTTCTGCAGCCCCTCCTTTTCTTTGATGAGCTTGTCCAGCTCGCGGGAGGAAAGGTGCTCTACGTCGTTCTCCGCCGCGAAGCTCTCCCGCTCGTTTTCGGGGATTGCGAGGAGCCGCAAAGCATTGGTAACGCTCAAATTCTCAAGCGCCTGCGAATTTACCTCTGCCCCGAAAAGGCAGCTCTGCGCGCTGCCGTAGGCGTCGAACAGCTTCATAAAGTTGTTTGCGGTCGACTGCGAAAAGTCGACCTCTTTTTCGAGCCACTGGCCGAACTCCCCGTGCGGGAGCATGGCCTTTGCTTCCTTGAGCCTGCGCCCGATCTCGATGACGCAGGCGAGCGTCTGGTTCCGAAGCGCCTTGATCTCGCCGGTGATAGTCTCGATGGTCCGCTCTGGGAGCCGGACTTCTTCGACAGCCTCGTTCATGCCGCTACCTCCTTTTTCTTCTTTGTTTTACGCATGACTGGCAGGCCGTTCTTGTCGCGCGGCGAGCCGCGGTCGATCCAGTCGAGCCAGCTGTCCAGAAATTCCTTGTGTACCTTGCGCGGGTCCGGCTGACGTTTTCCGTTTGCAAACTCGTTTCTAAGTCCGTGGATCTGCACGAGCTTTTCCCCGCGAATTTCGATGGTCAGCGCAGGAACGTGCGGCTCCGCGACCTTCCGCATGAAGCAGATCGTCGTCTTGCCCTCCATGTGCCGCTGTGCGTACCCGCCGACGCAGTGCTGGAGTTCTCTGCCCTCGGTGATGATCTCGTCGGCGTCCCGCGCCACGCGGATAAACCAGATGCCGTCCGAAAATGCGTATTTCTGCGCCCGCTCGGAAACCACCAGCGCGCACTTCGCCTGCTTCACCATCTCGCCGCAGTATTCGAGCCAATCGCATTCCCGCTCGACGTAGCTTCCCCGCGACCGCTCCAACAGATAACGCATCTTTTCGGCCTGAATTTCCGCCGCTCTCACCGCTTCCAGCCGCCGCCTATGCTCGCCCGTGGCTTCGTCGTGCGCGAGCTCCAGATTTTTCGGCCGGATAACGACTTCGCTTTTCATGTCGTAGCCGATTTCGCCGGCGGCGTATAGGTAGTCGCACCACATCTGAAACACCTGCTCCGCGCCGAAATAACCCATCCCATGGCAGCGCGGCCCGGTGAATTTGTTAAAGTAGTTCCAAAGCTTTGTCGGCGTCAGATGATACTTCACGCACTTTTTATAGAAGTCCCTTGTATCGCTGTCTCCAAAGAGCTCAAAGTAGACGGTCTCGGCCTCGCCGAAGCTCGTTTTCAGCCCGTGCTTTTTGCAGTATTTGTAGTTTTCCAGCACGCCGATCTCCCGCTTCGTCGCGAGAAATTCCCGCAGCTCCGGTTTTGTGATGCCGAAGGCGTCGGCCGGATTGTCCGCATCCCAGCGGATCGCCGCCGCGTGCTTCTTCCGCAGATCCGTGAAGTCCTCGACGACCCGCATCATCCCGGCCTTCATCAGCATTTCGACCGCACGCGGATAGATACATGACAGTGTTAGAAACTTCATCGGCGTCGAGTGTTGGCAGTTCCATCGCCTGTCATACTTTTCAAGGCCCTGATAGCGCAGGAAGGAGGCGTCGATCGCCGCATCCCGGCCAATGTCCAGCCAATCGTGCATCCGATCGTGAAACAGCCAGCCGAACTCGAACGGCTCCGTGATCTGGATGCAGCGCCCGATTTTATTCTGCTCCCAGATCGCGCTCCAGCTGTTATAGCAGCGTGAAAACTGAAAAGACTCTCCCGGCTTGAACACATAGCCGTTGTCGAAATTGTATGTAACCTCTCCGATGAGAAAATTCTTGTCGTAGTCCTTCCGCGCCCAGTAGGCCTGCGCCCACACCGCGCCGCGCTCGTACTTCCAGAACACGACGCAGCCTTCGCTGCAGAGCTTTTTGAACTTGCCGCATTTCTCCGTGAGCTTGAACGTCACCGGCCTGCCGCAGTACGGGCAGGTGCCTTGATCGTTATGCCGGTGTCCGTACATCAACTCCCGTTCTTTCGGTGTTTCAACCATTCGCATATACGGAATAAATTCCTTGACGTGGCAGCAGCTCGTCGTCACCTCTACCCCGTCCCCGCACTTGTGCAGAAAGCAGTAGTGCGGAAAGCTGTCGTTGACCGTCTCCAGATCCCAGGCCGTGAGCGTCGGGAAGCTCCGTACAAGGTGCTCCTCGTAGGCTGTCAGGTTTCCGTAATAGTAATAGTCCATTCCGCGCACCCCCTCATTCGAAGAAGCTGTCGAGCGAAATGAGAACGCCGTTTTTCTGCTTGTCCTCTCCTCCGCCAACACCGGCGCACAGGTCGATCCGCATGTCGAAGTGGATGTCCGCGCCCGGGAAGTAGAACGCGACCGCCCGGCGGTAAGCGTCGAGATCGGAGATCGCGCTGCCGATGCCGGCAGCGACCTTCTTCATGCAGTCCTCAAAGCTCCCGCCCTGCGCGACGGCCTGCGCAAATTCTCCGTCCTGTCGGCAGAATTCGACGAGCGCGTCGCAGACAGCGCCCTTCATGGCACTTTCCTTGCTCCCGCTGACGGCATTTCTGCCGTCGGTGAGCTTCTTTACGGCGGCTTCCTCGAATTCACTCATCCCGCTCGCCTCCATCCTCGTCGTCGTCCCCGATCTCCATCTGTCCGTCGTTGTCCGCCGCTGCGCGTCCGTCTCCGGAGCTGTCAACGCTCCACTCGATCCGCTCAAGCGCCGCGAGAATGTCTGCCTTGCAGCCGTCGAAATCGCTCGCCGTGCTCGCTGTCACCGCGAGAAAACTGTCGTCGTCTCCCCAGCACAGTGCGGACATCTCCGGCAGCGCCAGAATGTTGTCCCCGACTTCAAGCTCGACCAGCGCCGGGCGCACCGTGTAGAGCTTCCGGTTTAAGTCCATTGCGAGCGCGAGCCCCCAGGCCGTCGCCGGCAGCCATCCCGCCTTCCGGCGCAGTCCCTGGCAAAAGTCGTGCTGTGTGCCGAGGAAAACGCCCTCGGCAAAGCCCTGAATGACTGCCGTCGGGTCGTCCTTCGTTTTCTGCACCTCGAAGCAGCCCTCGTCCGGCAAATAGCCGAAGTGCTCCGCCAGCATCCCGATTATCTTTCTCGGCGCCTTTTCCATATCGACCTTGACGAACCACTCGTCTGCATAAACGGCGATCTCGGCGTGCTCCGGGTCAAACCGAACCCTGTACCCGCCCGAGGCCGCGGCCTTCTCCATGGCTTTCACCAGTGCCTTTTCATTGACGATCATCTTTTGTAAGTCCTTTCGTATGTATTTTGTTTCGTGCGGGGCCGCCACGTGGGTCGCCCCGTCCTATCTCGGCCCCACCGGCTGGAACAGCGTCTCCTGCTTCGTGATTGCGTTCATCTCCTGCTGCCGGCGGCAGGTTGCGTAGTGCAGCAGCCAGCCGAAGCCGTCGGCGTCCCGCGCGTCGCGGACCTGCCGGCCCTTGACCCGCTGCCCGTGGGACGTGATGATCGTCGTCCGGCTGTACTGGTCCCGGACATACGGGATTTGCCGCGAGTCGCAGGCCTCGCGTCCCTGGCCTTCGACCGGCACGATGAGGATTTCCCGCCCGCAGGCGGTGCAGCGCTTGATTTTGACGTCCATCACGCCACCCCCAGCAAATGAAGTACAGCGCTCATTACAATGCAGACGCAGCAGATCGCCCCCAAGAGTGCGCAGAACCCGAAAATGTTCTGCATCACCCGCTCGACCATCCGCGCGTGCTCCGCCTCGCGCCTTTCTCTTCTGTTCATAAAAATTGCTCCTTTTCAGATGTAGTTCTTTCCGAACTCCCGGATGAAGTCCTCGCGCGTCCATCCCTGCTCGTCCATGACCTTTTTCTGTCCGTACTCGTGCAGCTCCCGCGCCGTGTCGGCGTTGTTGTGCGCCGCGTCCGGCCCGAAAAGGTGACAGGTGTTGTGGCAGAGATCGACGATCAGCCCGTATTTCTCACTCTTCTTGCGGTTCGCCCCGCCGAAAATGTGGTGTCGGTCGAGCGGCTGTGTCGACCCGTTCTTGCCGCAGAGCCAGCAGACATGATTTTCACTGTTCAAAATCCTCGCATCCTTTCAGAATTTCATTGCCGAGAGCATCTCGTCCTCCGGGATGCCGAGGCCCTTACGCATCCGCCGCAGCTCGCCTACTGTCAGCAGCTCCGGTTCCTTGAGCTTCTTCGCAGCCGTCGGTCGGGAGCAGCCCATGATTTCACTGATCTCTGTCGAGGTCTTTCCGCTGGCCGAGGCATAGCCGAGCAGCAAGATCCGCAGCTTGTCCTCCCGAACTTGCCTGTCGAATATCGTCTTCGGCACCGTCTCCGCCTCCCTTCATTCGTCCGTGCGCTCCGCCCGCTCGATGCCGAGCGCGATCAGCGTTTTCGGTTCGATCCCAGTGTTTTTGCAGAACCGCATGAAATTTTCTCTTGAGATATCCTCCCGGCCCTCCATGACGCCTTGATATGTGCAGCGCGGCACGCCCATGCAGCTCGCCGCCGCGTCAAGACTCAGCCGGCACCGCACGACCCCGGCCTTTACGCCATTGCGCATCATCTCCGCGTCCACGTTTACGCCCCTTTCTCTTGCTTGTAGCCGAACAAATCGTTTGGTGTCACGCCAAGGGCGAGGCAGATTCGGGTAATGTCCTCTGACTTCATAACCTTGCGGTTGTTTAGCATGTTGCAGAACTCGACTGAATCGTAACCAGCCCGCGCGGCAATTGATTTCTGCTTGTAGCCCTGTTCATCAATGATCTTCTTTATATTTGAGCTAATAGGCTCGTTCATGTCTTCACCCCCTTAAAATCAAAAGTGCAAGTTTCTTGTTCTTTCGACATGAGTATAGAACAAGTAGCTTGCACTTGTCAAGCAAAAATTTAAGTTTCTTGCACTTTTTGTTGACAATGACTTCATGTAATGCTATTCTCAAGAAAAAGGGGCGATGAAATGAGTGTCGGAAGTCAAATACGCTCGGCCAGAAAAGCGCAGAAACTTACGCAAGAGGCTCTTGCTACAAAAATAGGCCGGACTAAAGGTTCTATTGCAAATTACGAAAACGGTGTCAGTTCTCCAAGCGTAGATGATCTTTTGGCAATTATGTCTGCCTTGAACGTAGACGCAAATTATGTCTATGAGTGGGGCGATAATACCGAAAAGCAAAAAGTCGCCGCCCCGAAGGACGACGACCTTTCTGCGCACGAGCGCGAAATTGCGCTCGCCTATCGCGCAGCATCGGATGACGACAGAGCCGTCGTAGATGCCGCACTCAAAAAATATATTATGCTCCAAAGCGAAAATTCGACAGAATTGGCAATGTAATTTATCTGAATCGGGGCAAGAAAAATGCGGTATTTTTGGTTTGCGTATGGTCAGTTCGCGTTCTATTGTGCAGCAAAGCTCCTGCGATATTGGTCGCTTGTTCGTGAGGACGCCGGAAAAGACAACTTTATAGACAAGCTCTTAACCGCATTCTACATACTCTGTCTTTTTGCATCTTTTCCGTTTAGTGTGCTTGGTTGGCTTGCAGATGAGCCTGCGCGTCTCCGGGAATTTCAACGAACGCAGCAGCTTTGCCGGTTTGTGCGCTGCGCCTCGCGTGCAAAAGAACTTCCTTCCGACAAACAGCAGGCTTATGCTACTGGCGGCCATGATCCGAACTGGAACATAGACACATGGATTGAAGATGAACTTCTTAACTATGGCCTATATCCTGATGAAGCTGGTTTTTCTGATTACTCAACGTATGAATGAGCGCTCCTGCGAGAATATCAAAGGTAGCTATTATCTGAATCTATTGGGTCGAAGCCGTTGAAATGCGACTATGTATCCGTTTCCTGCGAAAAACTGCGACTAAATGAAAGGAGCTCATTATGACAGTTCCAAAGCCCCGCAAGCTTTCCTCCGGTAACTGGTTTATACAGCTCCGGCTCGAAGGTGAGTCCATTCCGGTCACGGCCATGAGCGAGAAAGAGTGCGTTAAGGCGGCGCAGCTCATAAAGGCAGAGTATCTTTCCGGAAAACGAAAGATTTCGCACGACAACATCACGCTCACAGAAGCCATAGGAAAATACATAGACTCAAAGCGCAACGTCCTTTCACCGGCCACGGTTCGCGGTTATGAATATGTGAAGAAAAATCGCTTTCAGGCGTATATGGACAAGCCTCTAAAAAAGATCGACTGGCAGCCAGCCGTAAACGAGGAAGCGAAGCTCTGCAGCGCGAAGACACTGAAAAACAGCTGGGGCCTCGTCTCCTCCTCTATAAAAGCCGCCGGCTATCCGGTTCCGGATATTACGCTCCCGCAGGTCGTTTTGAAGGACGAGCCTTATCTTGAGCCGACGCAAATCCCCGTCTTCGTCAAGGCGGTTCACGGCAAGCCGTGCGAGATCCCCGCGCTTCTGGCGCTTTGCTCTTTGCGCCGCTCGGAGATCTGTGCGCTGACGTGGGACGATGTCGACTTTGCAAAAAAGCGTATTCATGTTGCCGGCGCGGTCGTGCCGGACGAGCATCACAAGTTTGTTCCGAAGGACACGAACAAAAACCAGACCTCCCGGCGCTATGTGCCGATCATCATGCCGGAGCTGCTCGAAGCGCTACAGGCGGTTGAGGACAAGACCGGCACTGTCTATACAGGCAGCCCGAACACGATGTATCATCAGATCGACCGCGTCTGTGAGAGTATCGGCCTGCCGCCCGTCGGCGTCCACGGCCTGCGCCGCAGCTTCGCGTCTCTTGCCTACCACCTGCACATGCCCGAACGCATTGCCATGCGCATCGGCGGCTGGTCAAACGGTGAGACAATGCACAAGATCTATGTCAAATTGAGTGAAGCGGATGTCGCCGAGTACGCTAACGACATGACCGAGTTTTATAAAAATGCTAATGAAAATGCTAACGAGGCCACGGAGCCGCTGAAAAAGCAGGCCGTATGA